CCCACCAGCCGGGCTTGATGACGCCGCCGCCGCGCGGTGTCGGCTCCTGTTGGAACTGCCCGGCGACGGCGTATGGCCCCATGACCTTCTCGTCGCGGTCGACGATCTCGATCGGGAAGCGGGCGGGGAACAGCAGCTCGCCGTCCTCCTGCCTTGGGTCTTCGATCCCGAGCATCGTGGGCGCCGCCCTGATCGGGTCGTAGCGCATGGGCAGCATGATGTGGTCGTAGCCCAGCCGCTTGTCGAGGATGACGCCGGAGACGTCGGCCTCGTGCAGGCGCTGCATGATCACGACGATGGCCGAGTGGATCGGGCTCGTGAGGCGGGACGGGATCGCTTCGAGGAACGTCGTGACCTCGTGATCACGCATCGTCTCGGACGCCGCGCTGTCCACGCTGTGGGGGTCGTCGAGCAGGACGCGGTCGCCGCGGATACCTGTCAGGCTCGTGATCGCGGTCGCGATCCTGAAGCCCGAGGCGCTGTTGACGAAGTTCAGCTTCTCGTTCTGATCGGCCGCCAGCTTGACGCGGTCGCCCCACCGCTTCTGATACCACTCGGACGTGATGAGCTGGCGCATGCGGCGGCTGTCGCGCGCCGAGAGGTTCTCGATCTTGTGGGCGGCGCAGACGTAGCGCAGGTGGGGCATGTTGCGCGGCCCCCACTCCCACGCGGGCCAGAACACGTTCGTGATCAGGCTCTTCATCGTCCCCGGCGGCACGTTGATCAGCAGGCGGTTGTAGGGCGTCCCGTCGGGCAGCTCGACGCCGTCTGTGATCGCCTCAAGGTGGGCGGCGATGAAGTCGATGTGCCACCCGTGCGTGTACGGCGCGCCGGGCTCGATCGTGTGCCAGCTCTGCTTGATGAAGTCGACGAGGCTCTCCTCGCAGTCGATCTTGCTGATCTCGAAGAGCTGGGCGTCGACGTCAATGCGCTGGCCGTCATAGTCGATGAAGCGCGGCATCAGTACGCCCCGAGCGTGTCGACGAGGTAGTGCTCGCCGGTCTCAGCGTCGATCAGCTCGTAGAGCAGCATCTGCCTCTCGTGCCAAATCATGGCGCTGAAGATGAGGTCGCCGTCTGGCGCCTCGTAGCAGTAGCCGTCCCGGTTATCCAATTCGGAGCGGCGGAGCCATCCAAAGGTGTGGTGGAAGCCGACGCGGACGAGGTTTGGGATGGGCGCCCGAACGTGATGTTGGCCTGCGCCCGGACGTCCTGATTGCGCCATGTCCAGATCTCCCCGCTGTCCTGAAACACCACCCAGACGATGTCCGCCTCGTGGCCGTAGTCTATCACTATGTGAGCCAGACCGCCGCCCTTGGGCGTCGTGAGCGGCAGGGCGGGGTCAAGCTGAAGCATCGTCGTCATCGTCATCCATCTCAGTTGGGTCGTGCTCAATAATCTTGGAGGCGCTCAGCAGGGCCTGCTTGAACGCCTCGCGACTGTTCTGGTCTAGCTGCCGCACGTCGATCACCTGCGACTGCACGCTGACGTTGCCGGTGATCTCTGTGATCACGTTGTTCCCATACACCCTCGGGGCCATCTTCTGCGCACGCCACTGGGCGGTCGAGATCTTGAGCTTCATGACATCGACGTTGTCCTTCGTGGCCTCGTCCGCCATCGCCTCGATCTTGTCGAGCAGGAAGTCCGCGAGCCCCTCGCGCGCGTGCGCGCACCGAGTGCGGAAATCGGGCTGATGCTCAAACCACGAGTACACCGTGTAACGCGACGGCATGCTGGCGTCTGAGCAGATCTTGGTCAGGTTCTCGCCCTCAATCATGCGCCGACAGATCTCGTCGGCGACGTCCTGCGAGAACGTGGACGGGCGCCCGACCCGGCGCTTGGCCTCGGTGGGCAGTGACGCGGGGCGGGCCTTCTTGACCATTACACCTCGATCTCCACGCAGGCGGCGTACTCGCCGAGGGGCGTCTTCTCGAAGCCCTCGACGGCGGCCAGATACAGGTCGAGAATGGTCTGCTCACGCTCTCGCTCGTGCTGCGGCTTCTTGCGCATGGCGACGATCTTCTTGAGGATCTTCACGTCGAGGCCGTTGCCCTTGGCCCCCTTGTAGATCTCCGAAATGTCGAGCGCGACGGCCGCCTTCTCGTCTTCCATCTTCTCAATGCGTTCGATCACGGTGGCGATTTGATTATTGCTAAGCATGTGTATTTCCCCTCGTTGTCAATGCGACGGACGCAGAATGCTTCAATTTCCGCACAGCGTCAATCCGGCTGATTTTCGGGCGCCCAGATGCGCACCAAAATTATTTTTGAAAAAAAGTTATCCACAGGGCTCGGTGGGGCTTTACAGGCGAAATATTTTCGCGGTATAAGGTGTTCATGGTTGCTTCTAACCACATGGAGATCGACATGACCGACGAAGTCCAGAAAGTCACCTTCCGCAACAATGGCAAGAACCATCGCGGTGTCCTCATTTCAGGCTCGCTCTTCGCCACTTGCCGTTGCACCGGATCGCAGAATGGTCGCCTCACCAATGGCGCGAAGATTATTTGCGAAGGCCACGATCAAGCAAACTGCGGAAAGTAATCCAACCGGGGGCTCCGGCCCCCACCACCCTCCCCACCGATGGAGATTGATATGATCCAGCAAATTCAAACGAAGACAGTCAAGTCCAGCACGATCATGCGCAGCAAGGCGTTCGTCGAGGGCTTCCAGAGCGTCCGCAGGGGCGAGGCGCTCGACTACAACCGGCACCGCCTCGATACTCGGGCGCAGTGGAATTACGAGCGTGGGCGCCTGCTGGCGCTACAGTTCACGGGCGCGCTGAAGTTTGGCCAGCGGCTGAACCCGGACGCGGAGCTGGCGTACTGCTACGCGCGGGCGGCCAGAACAATCACTTAAAATTATTCACAGGGGGGCGCGAAAATGCTTCGCACCCCCTTTACATGCGAAAATCTTTCGTGCTAAAAGTTGTGCATGGTTGCTTCTAACCACATGGAGATTGAGATGAACATGCAGATCAACGACAAGGTTTGGTATCTTGGAGAGTTCAAGGCGACCGTGGTCGGCGTTAAAACGAACGGTGTGATCATTGAATTTTGGGGCCAAGGGTTCCAACGCGATCAGCTCATCCGCAAACGGGTTGCGGCACGATACCTGACAGCCCGAGCATAATTTAGGGGCTCCGGCCCTTCTTTCACCCACAAACATGATGGAGATTGACATGGACTTCCGCTTTTACACCCTCGGCGACACCCTCCCCTCCCTCGCCTTCACTGCCACCGGCGTCGATCTGTATGACCACATGTGCGAGGCTATCGTGGACCACGTCCTCGGCGCCGACCCCTACTCTGAGACTGCGGCGCGCGACCTCATGGAGATCGTGGCGATGGAGACCCCGGACGGCGAATACATCGAGGCCGTGCTCGTGCAGGGCAAGCTGGTCGGCTCGATGGACGCCCCGTTCGCCCTCGACCCCAGCGAGTACATGAAGATCTAAAAAAGTTATCCACAGGGTGCGAAGGATCTTCGCACCCATTTGACAAACGAAAAAACTTCGTGCTATGAAAAATCACGGTCGAGATAGAGACCGCAACTTGATGGAGATTGACATGACCGCTTCCAACACCACCGCCGCCGTCGAAGTGTTCCTCGCCGCCAAAGCGCAGGCCGATCAGGCCGAGGCCGTCCTCAAGGCCGCAAAGGCCGACGTGGTCGCCATCGTCGGCGGCTACGGCTTCCTCGAAGGCGAGACCGCCGACCTCGATGTCGCCGTCCAGTCCCGGGCCTCAATCAACGAGAAGCTCCTCCTGCAGTTCCTGACGCAGGCCCAGATCGACGCCTGCAAGGTCGAGGGCGCCGCCTACCCCGTCGTCCGCATCAAGGCCAAGAAGGCCCGCAAGGCCGCCTAATCATCAACTAGGGGGACGAGTTCCCCCACTCACACCGGAGAACGACATGAAAAAGCTCATCGACGCCTACCGCGCCAACCCCATCATCGCCAACGCCATGCGGATCGTGATCTACTCGAAGCGCCACCCGATGGCCGCGTGCATGCTGGCGCAGGAAGACATCGCGCTGCTCGACAAGGCACGCAACCAACTCAAGCCGGTGGCCGAGAAGCTCGCCGCAGTCGTGCAGGGGGAGGCCTTCTGATGCCCCACCCCGTCCACACCTCCCGCCGCCAGCGAGATGGCGTCTACGAGATCTACTACTTCGACCGCCTAGTCGGATGGGTCAGCCAAGGCTCCATGAGGGCCTCCGGCAGGCCAATCTGGCGAGCCCTGTCCACGCAGGGCGACTTGCGCCACGCCCACTCCTTGGCCTCCGCACGGGCCGCAATACTGGAATTTACGAGATGAGCCCCGCAACCTTCAAGCAGACGATGGACAGCCTCGAACTCACCACCGCCGACGTGGCCCTGATGATGGGCGTCACCCAGCGCAGCGTCCAACATTGGCTGGCCGGTACGTCGCCCGTCCCGCAGCCCTGCGCGCTGATCCTGCAGGGGATCTACGATGGCCTGCTCACGATAGAGTGGGTCGGGGACAAGCTGGTGCTCGAATTGCAGATCAACTGACGCGCGAGGGGGCGCCGTCAGTTGTGGGGGCCGGGGGCACGTACTGCGTCCCCCGGCCCCCTTCCGTTTCAAAAGGGCAGGGGGTCGTCAATCGGCGCCTT